GTTTCGTCTACTGTAAATGTGCCAGATATTGAAGACAATTGATATTTAAATGATTGTCTGAAAGAAGATGCAACTGCTCTTGTAGTTGTGCCATACAAGTACGGATCACGAACGATACCGACTTGACGGAATTCATTAGCTGTAGAGAATGTGTTAGATTCATTACCATCTAAACGAACGTTTAACATGATGAATTTACCACCGAGTTCTTCAACTGCGTCAGAGCCATGCCCACCTTTTGGTGAAATGATTGCTGTTGCGGCGGCCGCACCTGATGCAAATGAAACAGATGCTCTTGTGTATCCTGTACCAGCCGCAGTAATTGTAACTGCTGTAACAACGTTAGCGGTAATTGTAGAGTTAGCTGTAGCGCCAGTACCATCGCCAGTAATTGTAACTGCTGGTGCAGTAGCATATCCAGAACCACCTGATGTTACTTTAATAACGTGAATACCACCATCAACTGCGGCTGTTTGAACATCCCATTGATCTGTAGAATCGTCAGTAATTAATGTCTGAACTGGAATATAATCATTAGTTAAGAATTTCAATGCTTTAGCAGTTGTAACAGTATACATGTATTTCCAAATGTATCCATCTGCGGTTGTAAATGGTGATGTGCTTACGCCTGTTGGTTTTGTTGTTGAAGCAGTTGCACTGGCATTAAACAAACATTTATAAACGTTATAGTCTTCAGTCATAACGTAGAAGTCATCCTCTAACAAATTCGTATCTTGATCGTCATATTGGTCATAAACTGTACCTGAAGTCCAGTCATAACGTTCAATTGCGTGTGTTACGTCTGCTGTAGTAATTCGTTTTGCGGCATACATATCACGCCATGGCGTGTATTCAATGTTAGCTGTTGAATTTACTGGAGTTGGAGGACTATTGTCATTTGGAAATGTTGTGTTTTTGCCAATGAACAAATACATGATGGTATTTGATGTTTCAGAAAATGCTTCGGCAAATTGCTGTGCATTATGTACTCTAAATTTGCTTGTTACGAGAGAAGCCATGTGTTTGTCCTTTACTGTGGGAGTAGTATTTTATTTACTTATTTATACAATGATTTGTTGATTTTATGGTCCGGCTATGATTTTATATGCAGGAACATTGGTATACGGGCTTGATGGAGGAACATAAATGTCCATAGCAGTATTACTTATGAGAATACTTACTTGTCCGAACTCATTATTTGCCAAAAATGTGTCATTCACATCAAAATCTGATAAAAAGATAGTGCCTGTTCCGGTGACATGATTTGCACTAGATGAGAATGTAGCCAACTGAAGAGCCGATATTTGAGTATTTGCATATTGCGATATTTGTGCTGAAGAATATGTATATGTTGAAAAGCTAATTGTTCCTTGAATTAATTTCCAAACAATAAGATATGTTTCAGTTGGTACGTATGTTGTATTGAAAGTTGTTTCAGAATACTCCAATAATTGCTCTAATGAAAGATATTCAATTGGAATGTCGCCGAATGTCGGATTTAATCCAATGTTTGACACAAAGCCAAAGCCTGTAGATGATGTGATAGATATATCGGATAAATTTACAACATCATTCTCAATGTTTATAACATATTCTTGGTTTATTGCACCAATTTCTGTAGAAATTACATCTGAACCTGGAAATAATGTATAGCTTTTATCATTTTGAACTTCAGTATTGGCAGTTAAATCTAATTCAACCTCTACCAAACTTGCAGAATTCACAATTGAATTCTCAACATCTATGTTATCAAGTATGTACACTATGTATTCATTGATATTTTCAATTGTAGTTATCGTACTACTCATCAACATCGTCAGATCAAGTTCAGCAAACAATAAAATTTCACCAAAAGATTGCAATCCAGCAGGATGAATAATGGCTTTTAATGTATCAGAATATGTTTGAAATGCTAGTCCACTCTTAATAACATAAGAGTAGTCTTGATAGTAATAAGAGTCTTGAATAATTTTGAAATCAATTTTACCATCATCATCTAGAAAAACACCTTCTTTAATTCCAAGACCTGTAATGACAGAAACAAGATTTGCATTACCATCACCAACAGTAGATGCAGACACATTGGCCGCACTATAGTTGATACCAAAATTGGTAATTTCAACAGCACGAATAGAACCAATACCTGTGATATTGTTTGAAGTGTCTATGCTAACATTTGCACTCTTACCTTGAATGTTTGTTGCTACTAGATTTGCACTAGAACCAGTTGTTGTAGATATAGTGATTGAAGGTAAATTTGCTGAAGTGTATCCAGTACCGAAATTTGTTAATTCAATACGTTTGATTGGACCCGTTACTAACCAGTCTTCATTTTTGATAATGTCGTAATAACTGCCATCAGCTATCATTTGAAAACCATCTTCAAACAAAAGATCAAATGTGGTAGTTTCTGTAACAGATGCAATTTGTCCAGCCGCATTTGCGCCAGCACCACCCGTAAAGATTAATGTATTTCCAACGCCATAGTTAGAACCAGCATTGACAATTGTAATTAGATTGTTGGACAACAATCCTAAAGAAGAGATTGTAGTGTCTTCTAATGTGACAGTTGGTTTTTTGAAATATCCTTCACCTCTATTGATAATAGATAATTTAGAAATTTCACCAACAGTATATGTGTTTGCGCCAGAAGTTACTGTATATGTGTTTGCGAGTTCAGAAACTTCAAAAAGAAAACCAGTACCACCAGTTCCGCTGTTGTTAATTATTGCTTCAGTATTTAATTGATAACCATGTCCAATTGTATTTACTGTTAATGCACTAATTGGTGATTCTTTAATTGATGAGACTTTGGCTTGTGCTTCTGATCCATCACCAGTAATGGTAATAATATCACCATCTTCATATCCAGAACCACCATCTACAACTGTAATACTTGATACAATACCAAAAACTGTTGTAGACAAATCTTCATCATCAATGTCAACAACATCTTCACCAGCAGTAAACGTACCGCTGACTAGTTTAAGTGTCATCTCTGCAATTTCTAATGCACCAATAAAGAATTTTTTAATGTCAACTACGTTCGCAAGAACACCAGAAGTCTGCCCACGAATAGTTTTGTTTAAAAATAAGAATATGTCTCTGCTGTCGGCAGATACAGCAACCGTTCTGATGACTTGCGTCTTTTCAAAATTACCATCAGATATACGAAGAATGTCAGTACCTGGATAATAAAATTCAATATTTTCATCGTATAATAATTTAAACAAAAACCGATAAGACTGTTCGTTACTTTTAGATTCAAAAAAATCTTTGAAGTATTGTGCAATTAATCTTTTGTCTCCATAGTGCGTTGCAGGTATACTAGGATACAATTCTTCTTTAAGGTAGTCAACATATTTGTCAACAGATGTTTCAAGTGTTTTGTAATTTAATAAGTTACCAGAAGCACGCCCAACATTATCTTTGATTGTGCTAATGGTTGCAGTCGCACTTGATGTTTGCCCATTGACGATTTCGCTATAATTAAATATTGTTCTTGATGCTAATTGAACTACAATAGAATTTGTTTTAACTTCCACAATTGTAGCTGATGCACCAGAAGACGCACCAACAACAGTTTCGCCAACTACAAACGTTCCAGTCTTACTTGTGAGTGTCAATGTTGTGGATTGCATCCACTCATAGTATGCTTTTATAAACAGCAAAAATCTTTCCGTATTAACAGAAGGATTTTCGTTTATAAAGGTGCCTACATTTAATGAAGGCTTGAAAAATGCATCACTCATTTTTATCTGCTTACTAAACTAATTGTTTTATCGTCAACCATTGTAACTGTAATGTCTGCATCTCTAATTGCAATAATCTGACCTCTTAATGGAAGAATGTCTTTATCTTGAGGTGTTGCAGTTATTTTTAATGTTGTGCCACCATCATTGAACGCAGTTGGCGCAAAACTTGTCAGAATAATTTTACCTGTCGTGTAGTTAATTGTTCCAGCATTAACAGATACGGCAATGTTTTCAACACCCAATTCTCTGTAGATACGAATTATGCCATTGTTATCTTCTAAGAAACAATTTGAAAACCCAGCTAAAGTAAATGCATTGGATGTGATTTTATTACCAACACCAAATGGATGAGTTGTTGGTCTGCCAGTTGTCGCATTGTCTATTCGGTTTGAGAAATTAATCTCATATCGTACACCAACACCCAATTGAACATCAAGTTCTTTTCTCATTTGTGCCGTAGTCACGCTACTTAAGATTGATCTTTCAGACATGTCAATCAGTCTAGACAACTTAGAATATCTAAAATATTTTGAGAATTGATTGATCTCATCTGCATTGTACGTTTTAATTGTGTCAAGTACAAGTTGTTTAATTTCAGCAGAAGTTGATATTGTTGCATCAGATTGATAATTCACAATTGAATCAACAATGATGAATATGTATTCAGGATCAACAATTTCTGTAGATATAGTTAAAACTTTTTTAGGTTTAATTACCGAATTAATTAAATTGAGTTTTTCTGTTGCAGTCAGAACATCGCCAGTTACTGGTTTAACTGCAATGAATACTTTTCCAAATGTTGGTGGATCATTATCTTCACCACCCCACACAACGCAAGAGTCTACTGTCGCTTGCTGTAACATCAATGTTTTATAGTCATCGGCTGTCACCACACGATTTTGCGCTTCATATGCTTTTGGTGCATTAAATTTAATTTTACTAATTGTTTCTCTGTCTGCACCACCAGCGGCTGGATCAGACGCAACAAAGTCAATTGTTGTTACGCCTGCAATCGCATCTGCATATGTCAACGTTTCAATGTCGTTTGCTGAGGTGCCATTAGAAACAAGATATTCAAAAACAACAATGTTGCCTGCATCTAATGCAACACCAAAAACACCATCGCCAAATTTAATTTCAAATTGGCCATCTTCAACTTCTTCAATGTAATAAACTCTGGTCGTAGATGTAACTTCAACTAAATTAGTAACTTTTGAAAATGTTCGGGTTGTGCTGTCAACTGAAGAATTTAAAACACTAACAGTCAATGTTGATGTGTCGATATTTTTATTTGGAATCAAAAATCTTTGATCTGCATCATTCAAATTTACAGTATATCTTCTGTTGATATAACGGCCTTCTTTCAAAGACATTGTGCTACTATAAACACCATTTGTTGGTGATACAATAACTGAACTAGTATTTAAGAAATTATGTGTTACACCATCAACAGAACCCGTGAAAGATGTATATGCAGGAATAGTTATACTCACTGGAGAACTAGTGAGTGTCAATGTTGCAGTTCCACTAATAGATGCAGATGTAACTGAACGTGGTGTATAGTTTAAAGACTTTGCTAAGTTAACAACAGAATTTCTTTTTTGTGCTGTTGGCAAGAATGCTTCAGCGGCTACCATGTTTAGGTAGAATGAATTGTAGTATGTGTTATATGCTAACAAATCAAGCAAAACATTAAGTCCAGAACCTTCAAAGTTATAATCTCTGAATTGATCCTGTGCTTGCAGATAAGATTTAAAGTTGGTTTTGATCCCCTGAAAATCTAATGCATCTATTTTTAAATTATTGTCCGATGCCATTATGCTATCCTTTTGACTGTTGTCGTTATGCTTGAAATTATACTTGTATTTTTTATTCTATATTTAATTTGTAAAGAAACTCCCTCATCAGTAAACGTGGGTAAAATTTCAATAACATCAATTCTAGATTCATAACTTGTAAGTGCTTCATACACACTATCTTTCATACTATTCTTAGTGAAAACATCTGGATTAGAGAATAAAAAATTAGAAATTGTGCATCCATATTCTGGATAAAATGGCTTTTTACCTCTAGGGGTTGAAATCAAATTTATTATTGAACGTTTAATGGCTAAATCGTCTACAACAGGACGAACGTCACCAGTCACAGGATGAGGTGTGAAGTCTAATGGTAAGTCTTTGTAAAAATTAATAGTAGCCATTTTTTTCTTTTATTTATATCTGTTATTCTACCGTTTTAGCGTCTTGAATTTCTTTTCTGCGCTCTTTTGCGGCTTTTGTAAACTCTGCTAGTGCTTTTCTTGCTCTAGTACCAGCCGCTTTGTTTCCTTTGTTGTCAAATTTATCACTCTCCGCAAGATATGATTCAAATAAATTTACTAAGTTTTCGTGATTTGTCATTATTATTTCCTTATAAAATGTTGACTTTTGCTTGACAGTATGTTATATTACTGTGTAGACTGTGATTTTAACCTATACCTGTAGATGTTGATCCAAGACCAGGTTCAACTCCACCATGAACGTGAGTTCCAAGACTTGTAGTTCCTGTAGTTACAATCGGTGCAGTTACAGAAACCGCACCTGTTATTGCACCAGCAACTTCTAATATTCCAGTCATACTAACTGAAGGCGCTGTAATTGTTGTTGTTGATGATGATTGGAGATTCAATGTGCCAAGAAGCGCACGTACACTTGCGTATAGTCCAGCAGTCGCAGTAAACGCACCACCAGCAGTAATAGAAGCAAGTCCTCCAGCAATAATACTTGTTGCTAAAGTTGATGTAGTCGTTATTGATTCTGTCGCAGTCAAATTAATGTTTTTTGCATTTAAATTAATATCGCCATTTGGTGATTCAATTGAAATATCATTAGTTGGTGTGTAGATTGAAATTTTTCCATTAGAATCTATATTAACTTTAGCACCAGTTTTATGTTCAATTAATATGTGGCCATTTGCTTCCGTTAAAGATTGCGTAACAATTTCAACTACGTTATTACCAATCTCCCAACAAATTGTATTTGCTGAATTGTTTGCAGTATTGACTCTAGCAAAATTTCTAATTAAATTGGGTGCGGTACCGAAATACTCGGTTGCCGCTTCTGGAATTGCAGGAAGATATCCTAAAATTGCAGGCTCTTGTGCAGACAATGAATCTAAAAAGAAACCAAAAACCCATTCACCAACTTTAGGACTTGCATAAAGATTAGGAGTATTTAGAGGATGAATAGTTAGCGCCCACGGCAAGTCTTCAGTCGGAACTAAATTCGTTTTCTTTGCAGGATGATAGCCAAAGCATCTGACTTTGCATCTACCTAGTGTCAGAGGATCGTTGATATCTTCAACAATTCCAATCCACCAAATAAAACCATCGTGCCCTAAAAAATTTCTCATCAATTTCCCGTGTTCTTGAAGTGCTGAATTTGTTTCTCTTGATCTGATGACTCTTCATCTACTTGCTTGAGTTTATCAATCAATTCTGGACCAAAAACTTCTTCTTCCCATTCTTCTTGTGAAAGAGTAGTGCCTTGTATAAACTGTTTAAATTTTTTCATAACTTG